AAAAGGCTTACGTTATTCCCAATGAGAGCACGACACCCTTTTGATTAAAAAAGCACGAAAAAATACTTGACAAACGAACAAGCGTGTGGTATTATAATTATAGAAACAAGGAAACCTAGTAAATATAAGGAGGGAAAAAAGATACTATGAAAAGGAGGAATAAAAATGAAGATTAAATATGACGAAAAAATATGGGATAGCTTTGGTAAGGAACTTTGTGATATTATGAAGTCTAGCACTGTTGATGGTTTTATGTTAAAAAGGAGGTATAAAAAATGAACGAAGAAATTAATAGAGTTAAAGTCGTTGTAATTAATTCTAATACAGGGCACATAGTTAGAAGTGAGGCGTTATACACAGACGAATCCTTATTAACAATAGTGCAGAGGTATAGCACTAAAGATTCTATTGTTACGGCTTCAATAGATAATACTTGTTATTGTTTTTATATTAAAGATGAATTATATATATTTAGTACAAGTATTAGTGTAGAATTAATTGAATTTTTTAAAGATGTGTTAGGGGGTTTATATGATAATGCTAGAGATAGTTTTCATATTCAATGGGGCAGAGTAGCAACATTATGTCAACAAATTAATGACGTAGACTATAGTAAATATGAGGTTATTTTAAATTCTATAGACAATATATGGGGAACAAGATATTATTCAAGATTTTTAAGGAGAGGTAAAAATGATTAAATACAGATTACATAATATCACAGATTTTGGGGTAGAAATACACGACTTTCACACTGAAAACTCACTAAACAACTACATAGCCTTATTTGTAGACGAACCCTACTGGGTAGAAAATTTGTATACTAATAAAAACATTTATGTGGGTTTTGATGGAGAAGCCTATACCATTGATACTAAGGGAAATAAAGACTATATAGAGACATTTCAAAATCATAAAATCGATTCAGATAATGTTTCACGTGAAACATTGCATGAAACTCCTACAGAATGGATAACAAGACAAATACCTACAGAAGAAAAAGAGACATACACCAAATTAGAAAAAATATCATCTTTCTTAGGGGTCTTATCAGTCATAATCATGGCAACCTTTTTATTATATTTGTTCTTATCTTCTGTATCATTTATAGCGGAACATTTCTCAGAGTTTACGTGGAAAGTGTTTAATATTTTATAAGGAGGAAAAAATATGGCAAAATTAACAAATGCGTTATTACGTTATTCCCAATGAGACCACGACACCCTTTTGATTAAAAAAGCACGAAATAAATACCCCTCGTTTTTTCGAGGGGTATTTATTAAATTTCTGCTACTAAATATTGTTAGTATGTAATCATGTTATTTAATCTGCACCCAAAATAATTGTAAGGCGTAGAGGCGTTTGTATCATTAAAGACTACGTCACCATTAGTTTTTAGTCTGAATCCCTCAATTGCTAAGGTGCTTACAGCATTAGATTGGTCAACTACATTTCCAATAAAATCAACGTCTTTTGCAGGTGTAATATTTGGGATATTGAATAAAACTCTTCTTGCTGAGCTACCACTTCCACCTAATACGGCGTTAAAAACAATAAGATGTGCTGTTCTATTAACACGGGCAATAACAGAGCCCGAATTGCCTGTAATTTCTTCCCACAAAGAAATATTATTGTTTAATTGTGCAATACTAGCTTGTGCGTCTTTTGCGTTATCATTTGCAACCGTTGCTGCTGCCTGTGCTTTTGAAATATTGCTATCTCTAGTTACGTTGCTAGAATTAATAGCGGAGACTGAGGATTGTAAATCGGAAATGTTCTTGCTATTTTGATTGGCTACTGTTGTTGCCTGTGTTGCTTTGGCTTCTGCGCTACCAGCTGTCTGATTAGCTGTTGTAGCTGTTTCTTGTACTTGATGAATACCTGCATCAATTTTAGACATATCAGAGTTATAATCTCCTAAATATGTCGGCTTGTCAGTACCAATGTACTGACTTAAATCATAGTAAGTTGTTTTGTTTGTTGAACTCATTTTTGACTCCTCCTTAATAATTATAATTTTAATGCTGTTTTAGCATTACTATCAAATGTGTAAGCGCTTAACGCTTTAGCTTCAAATCCCGATACTGTCAACAATAAAGCATCAAATTCGCTTGTTGTGATAGGGTTGTTAAAGTGCAATTCTGCTAATTGATAGATAACATCTTGATAAAAGACATATTCGCCCGTAAACGGGTTGTTCATGTATAAATTACTATCAACTCTAAATCTTTTTGCGCCGTATAAATCAAAATCTGTACAACTTAAAAGTAAATTATCAAACTCTGTGCAAGTTAAATTTAAAGAATCAAATTCAGTACAAGTTAAAGCATAATATCTTAGATTATCGTACATATCACCTAACGCTTGATTAAGGCTTGTATAATAACCTTTAACAGGGTTTAAAACTTGCATATTACTTGGAACAAAATTGTTAATATAATCATACAATTTTGCGATAGCAGAATCAATATATTCTCTTGTTTCAGTGTTTAACTGATAAACGAGAATGTTTAATGTATTGATTCTACTAATTAAATCTTTTTGAATATTATCAATTTTCTTATCCAGTTCATCATCACGTTTATCCATATCATTTCTGATATTTGCTTCTACTTCTGTGATATGTTTATAGATGTCTGCATTAAGACCGTCAACGTATTCTTTTAACTCTTTTACTTTTTTATCGGTGTACTGTTTATATGCGTCTGTGAAACCATTAATTGCGTCAATACATTCATTGACTTTGTAATCAATATAGCACAAACATTCATAGTAACTCTGCTTATTGCTATATACACTTGGAACATCGCAACATATTAACGGTGTTAATTCTTTTGCCATTATATCACCTCCTTTTTTTTACCACACTTTTAGAAACAAATCTCTGCAAGCTTCTACAAGTTCTTTATTAATATTCTGTATTTGCTCACGATATTCTGCAATAGCTTCACTTGTTGATTTTCCTCTTAATCCTATCTCTTTTGTGTCTCTGTCTCTTTTGCTGTCTTTGTTGTCGTTTCCTGTATGTTTATTGTTTGCTGTTGTAGTCGTGTTATTGACAGTTTCGCCCCTACTCATAGCACTTGCGTAGTCTTGTGTAGCTACGGTGACTTGTGGATTGTCACTATCAATATTTTGGTAGTTTTGATTGTTTTTTACCTCGCTGTTTCCTGCATCTGTTGAGTTAGTTGTTGTTTTTTCATTTCCTTTTTCTGCTTCTGTGAATGTTACATATATATTTGTAAAAGGGTTATCGTTTTGAATTGCATTATACAGTTTTGTATAATATGGCGTCAATTCATACATTTTTGCTATAAAAGCAGTTTTCCACATTCCTAGAGTTTCAAAACCAATATAATTATTCCAGTATCTTAACAAGAAATAGGTTTTAAAGGTGTATAGGTCTTTTCTATCCTCTGAATAAAAAGGAAAATCAAAGTCAAAAAATTTGCTCTGTGTTTTATCGATTGTTCTTTGAACTGATAAGTCCATGCTCCACAATTCCTGTTGCGGTATAAAACTTTCGCAAATGTCTTTTACAGTGGTAGTGTATTTACTCAATTTCATCACCCTCTTTTCCTTTTTGCATATACTTGTCGGGGATATACCCGTTTAACATAGTAGGTAATTCACTATTGAAGTCCACCGACACATTAAGTCCCCATAATTTATTGATAGCTTTCGCGCATCTTCTTCTTAATGTCAATCCAACATTTCGATTTGCTTCAACCTGTCCATTATTTCCTGCCGTTTCGCCAGTCACAAGGCGTTCACCTTTTTCTACTGGGTTGCTTTCATACCCTAAAGAAGTTAATACTTGTGACCATAAATCCCTTAATTCCTGTTCGCATTTGTCTACTATGTAAGGCGCTCCCATGTTTAAGGCTTTAATGTCTTTCAAATTCAATGAATCTGAAACTTTAAGTACAGGCAAATAGTTATCGTACATTTCGCCTAATATTTCAAAGGACATTTTTTCATTATCAGAAGAAGAAAGTACAACAGGTGTACGCTGTGCATACATATTAATACCTTTTGTTTTCCAAGTATTCGCCATAGCGTCTGCATACATTAATGCTTTGTAGTAGTATGGCATGGTTGAGTAATTGTTCCACAAGATACAACTATTTTCTTTCCCGTATTCTTCAATATAACCATTTGCCGTATAAGCAATTCTATCTTGAGGAATATTGTAAATATCGGGCATACCCGAAAGTGTAACATTCATAAAAGCATACCCTGCAATATCATCCTTGATGAATACACCCAAACCACGCCAAAATAATGTTTGTTCAATGTACATGGGCAATATTTCTTCGGGTAAGCCACGCCACTGGTATCTGTTTACAAATATATCGAAAATATCATAAAAATAAATAGATTTGATTATTTCAAAATCATCTTTCATATTTTTATTTTTACATTTTTCAAAAACTCTTAAAGGGTTTCGCACGTTATCACCACCTTAATTATTTGACAATCCATAATTCCCTATGTCATCAGTATGCCACAAAGTCACACCGTTGTCAAATATATTTCGCAATTTTTTTAATTGGTCTAAATCAATATCGCCTGTAAAACCACAATGTGATGTTTTTACATAATTCCATTGTGAACGAGAACGCAAATACGGTGTTGCAATTTTATTAATCGGATAACCAAATTGTTCGAAAAAACTATCTGCCATTTCAGCAAATTGTCTTTTGCACGACATTTCATAAAAATCAACACCACACTCTTTAATACCGGTCAACACATTTTCGGATAACGCTTTTCCATGTGTCACTCCTGCATTTCTCGCTCTGTCTGTCTGATTTGCTAACATTCCAAGAGCGTCCCAAAAAGCGTTCGTTGTTTTTCCTAATCCGTTAAGACCTCCTTGTAAACTTCCCCCAGCCAATCCTGCTATTGCTGTTCCTGTTCCTATGGTAGCATCAACCGCTGTGTGAACTTGTGACAGAGCTATAGAACTTTTATTTTGCGCAAGCCATGCCCTGTACGTATCAGAAGAAAAGGAACACATAGGAAAAGACGAGTTAATAAGCGCTTCATTCATTAGTCCGTGCCCTAATTCTTCGCGCGTCTTATAGTTTTTAGGCGCTGTGAGAACTTGTGGAAGTGTTGCAATTGTCCCGTAGCTGTCGAACTCAATCGACTTGTCTTGATTATAACTATATTCATACCTATAAATATGTGTGTTGCCTTGGTTATTATCAGCAAGACAAAATAACCACGGATAAGAATATAATTTTTTATTCTTCGGTTTATAACCCTCAAACACATTTTCGGATATCTGCATACTTGTTATTTTTGGCTTAATTTCTTTTCCACCTAGTGCAAGCGTGCATAATTTTGGTGACATAAATAAACCTATAACAGCGTCTTGCGCTCCTTGGCTATTATAATCTTGTAATAGCGTGTTTATTCCTTTTAGTCCATCATCTGTAGTAATATCATAATGGCCGATACTACCCCAACAGTACACTCCATTTTCCACTCTCCCCTCGAACCAACTTTGTTCCGTTGTACCACGTGTCACAAAAGCGCAACATTCAGTCGGTGTTAAGTCTAGTTTTTTATGCCGTGATACAATTGTCTCACCTGTTTCGATATTAACAGGCGTTAAATTTACTCCTATCCCATCAGCACTTCTTGGGATATGATGATACTCTACAAAGCAAGGTTTAATATTCGCATCATAAAAGTTATTCTGAAAAACATCAAGCGAAAAATTAATGCGTGTTGTTTTTTCAGACAACCATTCTATTGAATCGATAAAACAAAATACCCACTCGTTAGAAATGCCTGTATTCTGAAAAGCTAAATAATTGAGATTAAGTGCTTTCATTTCTGTGAACGGTACGCGAATGTCATAATTTCCTATTCGGATAGGCGCAAGATGTGATAAATCAACCCCGTTGATATGTTTACGATAAGACTCTAAATGATTTAATAAGTCCTCTTTTGAGTTGTATAGTCTAACATGCTCGTATTCGTCCGACCATGGCACTCCACTGTACAATCTTAATTTTGTTTCGGGGTTGCGTGGTGCAACCCCTCCCTGTGTTGGTAAATTTATCATAGATATAAACCTCCATTAAATTTACGCTTTTGTGAAACTTGCTGTTTTTGTGATAGTCTCGTTCGGTCTATAAATAGCTTTCAAGATAATAGTTCCTGTTTCGTCCGCTCCTGTATGAAGTAAATGTGTCCCTGGGATAACATAAGTCTTAGCTGACGTTGCACCGCTATCAACTTCCAATGTCACCAAATTCTGATGATATGTTCCCGTGCTACCTTTAACAGTAACTTCTACTTCCTGTGTCTGTCCTGCTGTGTATGTTCCTGCTGTTACTGACAAGGTTGGCGTTTCAACCACTGTGTCTGTGGTAAATACTCGAATTGGGTAGAACGGACTAGCACTGACCATTTCCACCTGTGTATAGAAGTAGTTCCATGAAAGCACATTTGCCAGTCTCTGGTCTGTCATTTCTTTGAACTGGTCACGCACATTGAAGAATCGGACATCACACAAGACACCCTGAATAGCTGTGTTAGCGAATTTATCTACAATCACAGTCTGTACTTCCACTTCTGCTCTGTCCAAATGGAAAGCGTAAGCTAAAGCGTCAACACTGACCTGTGCGTTTACATTTGGGGTCGTTATCCAAATGAGATTGGACGGCATAGCGTGAGACGTTGCTCCTGCTGTGTTGTTTTCCGGTAATGGGAAACCAAACTCACCAACAGCTCTTTTTACTTCAATCAATAATTTTTTCGCTGTCGCTTCATCAACAACCGCGTCAACAGTCACTGCCGGAAGTACCTCTTTTTCATAACCAACATTAATCAAATCACGCATAGCAAGATACTCGTCCCAGTTCGCGGCTGTGATGGCACTCTCCATTTTTGCCATAATCATGTCACGGATTCCATACTCGCTTGTAAAAGCTTTTCTCAAGTTGTCGTATGTCACAGTGACAGGGTACTGGATTTCAAGGTTTACATTGTGAAACACTGACATAATGTAGGATTGGTACTGCTGAAAGGCATACTTAAAGTCTGCCTGTGAGTCATACACGTGACCCTTGCACATATTTACATATGTTTCCTCGTGTGTCTCCCCGTAACGCATTGGCTCTTTCTTGAAACGTGCTAACGGATTTCTCCACGCAATACTGTCTACGGTCTGCATACCAATACGGTTAATTAATGACGGAACAATTTCGTTCCGAACAGGGGCAAAATTCAGAATGTTATCATAGACAGCCTGTAAATTGTCTGAGACTTCCACAGGCAAGTGGTTCTGAACCTCGAAAGAAAGCTCCTGTTTGACTGCTTTTAAAATGTTTTTATTTGTTGCGTCTGCCATTTGTTAAAACCTCCCTTATTCTGTTTTACCATCAAAGTCCAAATCTTCGACAGTAATTTTTTCTTCTTTTTCGTCTTTCTTTTCTTCTCCGTCTGCATTAGTGGCGGATTCTTTCATGCGCTCTTTAAAGCGTTTTTTGTACTCACTTTCTAATTTCATATACTTGTCTTTCCATTCGCTGTCCGTTTCTCCACTTCTTTCGCTATCATAATTCTGTAAGAACTCAATAGCGTCTCCGTGCTCCTCAACGTCTGCTACAGCGTCAATTAATTCGTTTAAAGCTTCATTAAAATCCATTCAGATTCCTCCTTTTTATTTATTACCCTTTTTACAGTTTCTATTATATCACCATGGAAAGAAAAAGTAAAGTGGCATTTTTCTTTTTCTTGAATGTGGGTGTATTGGGTACGGTGATAATGTTTGTAAGTAGGCATACCATTTTAACGCATTCTTTTTTCTTTCCTCTTCTTTTTCAACGCCTGCACGCTCGAAATTTTTTAAAAACACGGACGCGAGATAATCGGGTTCTTTTGTGGACTTTCGAAACTCTTCCCATGATATCGGATATTTCGTGGTCTCTATCCACTGTCCACTACTTGCTGTTTCTTCATCAAGCCAAACGCATTGATAATACCCGTCTGTGATATCATAACCATGAGCGTTCGCCCAGTCTGTATAGTTTGTTGCGGGTGTCCATTGCACAAGACCATATCCACCATCATAGTTTCCCTCTTTTAATGACTGCCACAATCCAGGGTTGATATTAGATTCTATCTCTATATTCCCCAACATTCCTGCAATTGCATTTAATGTAAAATCTTTAAAAAACATCGTGCTATAAAAAACATAGGCGTTATTTTTCATTTCATCTTCTGTAAGATATCTATTTCCATGTATCCATTCAAGGGGCATTCCTGCACTATCACCGTACCGATATAGTTTTGCCCATGCAGACGGTTTGGAAACGTAAGTATTAATGCTAACTTGTTCGGGCAAAGGATAGCGCCCACTATGTGCCCCCATAGTGATACCACCCTGTCCTGCTCCTTCCCCTTGATACACCATTTCCGTATGACCACTTCTCCAAACGATATCCCCAGCCTGCCACGCTTCATTAATATCAATTTCTTTAAATCCTGCTTGTAATAGATACCCCTCTTCTGTTCTTGTTGTAAACCAAGGATTAACTGCAAAAAATCCGCCCTCTGTCAACGCTTTTGAAATAAAAGAGCTACAATCATAATAAGTAATACCGTTTACGGTCTGTCCGTACCGATATGCTTGTGAGTAACCGATATTTGGCGCATTACATGCATTTATCGCCCATTGGTATGATATATTAATATTTGGCATTTCTTGTCACCTCACAAAAAATGTTTCACGTGAAACATTTGTATTCACGTGAAACACCTCATAATTATTTTGTCGAATTTTTTTCGTACGTTTCTACGTCTGAACAAACCGCCTGCAAAATGCGTAAATCCCAAGGCGCTATATTATTGAATTCATAACAAGGTATATTGCGACCTGTACTGTCTAAATGAATCTTTTTTAAGATTTCAAGACACGCACCATCTTTAATGAGTCTGACTTTATCCCCATTGAACCAATACCAGTTACCACTTTCCGTATCTTTAAATAATGCATTCATACAATTAATACCCCCAATCATATTATTTATGATGTCATTAAATTCGCTTTTATATGTATAGTCTTTATACACATGGTTTACATCACATCTCCCGTTGATACCATCAACTCGCCCGTTACTGCTATACTGCCAAATATCAACGCCATTCATGCCTAATGAGTTTGAATATCGAGCAATCCACAAATCATACCCCCATGTTTCGCCGATGTATTTCTCAAACCATGATTTACTGGCATAAATTCCTGCTTTATACCCATTAGTGTGCATCGCATCGCAAAAGCGCTTTGCGTTGTATTTTGCGACATATTGAGTGCCTTTTTCTTCGCTGTCAAAAAATACTGGTAGGGTAGGGTTATGTCCGTTTAGCAATCTAAGACAGTGGTTAATCTCGCCCTCAATATTTGCTTTTGTTTTTGCGTATGAATAGAAATACACGCCATACGCTATAGACAGTCTTTCACATTCACGAACATTTCTTTCCCATTGTTCATCATCTTGTGATGTCTTATCTTGTCCATATCCGCATCTGATTATCACATAATCAACAGCGTTCTTTAACTTTTCAAAATCAACAACACCATTGTGATAAGAAATATCAACAGCCTTTTTTACACACATTACTCTCCCTCCTTTTTCTGCTCAAATGTATCACAAATACGTTGAAGCGCAAGCGTGTTATTGTTCAACGCTTCTGTAATATCTGCCATTTCCTGCTTATGTGCTTCATTCAGCTTGTCTAAGCGTTCATCGTTTTTATCTTCGCGATATTTCACGTACCACATTGAAGCTATCGCAACAACTGTAGGAATGCCTAACGTGTTAATCATTGTCATGATTTCCTGCATGATACCACCTCCTTTTTTATATAATAACACATATAAACACATTTGTAAATAAAAAATGTTTCACGTGAAACATTTTCACGTGAAACATAATGCACGTTACAAAATAATCAAATCAAAGGGGACGCAAAACCAAAAATTGATATCAGACTACTTGTCTATGTGCGTGTATATCAATTACAATGTTCGTATTATTTTGGGTGCAATATTATTATATCAAAGATATCTTAAATTGTCAATGTTTCACGTGAAACATTAAAAAGATATAACATCAAATATCATATCCTTACATTCTAAATTTTCAAATAATAGTAATCCTCTATTAAAATATTCGCGTAACATTGCTACAATATAATGCGTTGAGTTTACACGAATTGCCGTATTATCTATTACGTCGTTTTTTGTAAAACATATTCGTGTAGGGAAACTTTCGTCTGCCCCTGTTGCTATATACATAAAAGTGTCATATTTTCTTGCGTTATACATTTTCTCGTTAAATCTGATTGTACAAATATAACGTGATTGTCCTGTTGGTTTTCCAATTAAACAATCATTATCATTTAGATATTTATTTTCGCTCGCATATTCGTTATAAGATGCGCCTTGAAATGCTCGTGCAATGCCACTTTCCTTATAGGCTGTTGAAGCATTTTCATTATAGGTTCGCTCAAATACCCAACCATCACCGCGCAATATTTTAGTGTTATATTTTAACATTTTATTGATGCCAAATACACTATAGTATGGGTTTAACAACGAGACGGTATTTGAAGCCATATATAGCATAACTCTACGATGTTGCTTCCCGTGTCCTGCACTAATAGTCGTAAGCAAAGATAAAAGCTTATTTACCTCATTCGTTAAATATACGTTATCCTCATCTTGATATTCGTCAAAAAATACAGAACGAATATTTACGAACAACCCACGCATTTTTTTATATTTTCTCGCAACGGATAAGGCTAAACAATATCCGCATGGCTCTTCGTTTAGAAATAGTTGAATCAATGAACCATTCATCAAACTCTTTTCAGTCATAACATACCCGTCAAATTTTTCAGATATATCGCCAAAATATGTGTCGGCACAATTCTTCATATCAACTACATTTCTATATAGATATATAAATTGGTTTTCGGGTCTATATTTATCTTTCAAAAAATCGGACACTTGTCTGCACTTGATAGAATAACTTTTGCCTGCCGTTCTATTCCCGTCAACAATATAAATATCGGGAATATTCCCATTTTTATCTTTTAAAGTTAATAATCTATCACAATGATAATAGCCATCATTTTTCATTTTAACACCTCCTAATGTTTCACGTGAAACATTTTTTATTAAAAAGTAGGGGTAGCATATTGCCACCCCCATTAAGAAATAGAGAATAAAACTTTCTCGCGTCGTTATATTATAAAGTTGATACGTCCAAGGTGCAATTAATATAATCGCGTCCTGCTTTTGTCTTTCCGCTGATTTTAATGATAGAAAACTTTTCACCCTCCATCACATTTTCAATATCTTTCAATGACTGTCTAAATGTAGCAGACTGACCCGAATATACTTTTTTCTCTGGTGTGATAATACTCACAATTTCCTGCACATCGCCCTTATCCTTAATATCATCAAAGATAATATATCCATCGACTGGGATTGATGCCCCGTCCTCAATGTTTTTTAAAGGCTCAATATCTGGTGCTGTAGTCATAAGATACTTCTCAACCTTTGTAAACTCTCTGCTCATTTCTTTAATTTCTACCATAATAATTTACCTCCTGTTTTCCTGCTAATCTTCCTTTTTCATTTCCTGTAATTCTGCTTCGGTGACAATTTTCTCGCTCTTAACATCTGAATTTAATAAGAACTGTTCATCTGTCATGACACGTTTTTCCAGTTTAAACTTGATATCAAGAATGGAAACAATATCGCCTTTGTGCTGTTTTTCAATCAAGATTTCTGCCTTTTCCCTTGTCTTGCAATTTGCTATTTTCTCATCAAAGCAATCTTTCTTGATTTCGCCTGTCTCCTTGTCCTTGTAAATTCTTTCAACAGATACTTCTGCCGTTACTAATGTCCTCGTAAACATCTTTTTTCCTCCTTTTTTCTGCTTTCTTTGAGTGTGAATTGCAATGTAATATGTTTATTTATTACACTATTATAATAACACAACGACTAAATATAGTCAAGTATTATATTATAATTTTTTTATCTTTTTGTTCATGGATATTAAAGTCTTTATTTCTTAATACAATACCACCTTTCACGCGCTCTGCTTTCAAATTACAAGTTTCCATACTAAGACCAGTGGATAATTCTGAGATATCTCTCCCATCTTCCACAAACTTTCTTTTCGCTTGACTACTCATTCCACAAGCTTTTATATCAAGATAAGGTTCACAAGGCACATGATTCTCTTCAACAATATGTTCTGCATAAGTCTTTTGCCTTTCATAATAAGCAAAATCAAATGTACTTTCACATTTCCAACAACAAAAATTAGTAGGGTGTTCCACAACTTTATTCGCTTTATCAAGACCTATCAAATGAATAGAATCAGTGTCGGCATAGCAAAATCGGTCATAATTAGCCATTGCGTGACGAATTGTAAAATTCATGGCATATGATGTAATAGCACTCCCGATAGGGATATACCCTACTTTCTTATTATGCTCTTCATGTAGAATAAATCTAATAATTCCATCTTCATCAAGATAAGGCTCTTTATACGAGGAATTATCAGACATAGCAAATTTGCCATAAAGATTATTTAAAAAGAGTTTAGCTTTTTGTCTTTTAAAGCCTTTTGATGTTCTTTTTTCTTCTCCGTATTTATTTATATAATCGTCAAAAAACCCTTGTCTCGCGTAGAACCACACGTAATCATATATAACCAAATCAAAAATATCATAAGTTTCTTGAAATAATTCCCAATCAGTACAAGTCATTGTTATAGTAATATTAGTATCATGCATTTGTCCATCAATATCACGATAATATCTATAATATTCACCCTTATATCTGACATTAGAACTATATAAATTTTCATTCGCCTTATATAATGCGTTATGTCTAATATGTAACCATGGAAATGCCCCTGCTTTTAACTGAAATCTACAATTGAAGCGGATAAAAAAATATTTATTAGTAGAGCTTATAAGTTCATTAGGTGGCGCTCCCCTATGATATTCGCCATGTCCAAATGGGTATTTATTCCCACTAATACTATGCATCATAGACGGGTACAAAGAGTTTACATCATATACCAAACCATTGCTCACCACCATGTGTGCATATCTTGGATTGACATAGCACCAACCACCGTGATATGATTTATGAATATAATCCCACTGATTCCACGATTCTGTAATAGATTCGTCAAGATAATCTTCTCTAATATCGGGGAATAACTTATCATATTGTTTACCATCATAAAAACCTTTAAATTCTGATAAACAACATGAGCCTATGGTTAATTTATCATGCTTTTCATTAAACATCATTTCTAATGCTTCTTTTAAAACTAATACGTCATTTTCAATATATTTCTTTTCATTTTCTGATATCTCACAATAAGCATATCTTTCGCCCTCATAATTCATATCAAGCTTTTGGTGCTTCGTCCCAAATGATTTCCCGATATTTTTTAATGATGATGGCATAAGCTTTAAAGAATTTCGGATTTCTAAAAAAGTCTTATTCCATTTTAATTTAAGCCAATACCACGACCCCATATCTGATATACATGTTTGAAATTCTTTTGACCTCATTTCCTTGTCTTTACAATGTACCCATGTCCACCCCTCTTTTAACAGAAAATCTACTATAAAAGAACCGTCAAAAGCTAAGTTATGAAAATATAATATATTATTACCTTTCATAGTTAAAAATCTATTTAAAAAATCTCTTATCGAATGTGTGATTGTTACTGTCTCAGTATCATCATATAAAGCCACGTCAGCGCCCGACCAAACTTCTGTAGTATCTTGTTTTTTATGATTTTCTTGCTCTACTTTTTCGCCCCATACTGTTGTCTCAAAATCACAAGCCCAAAAAGTGATATTCTTTTTACGTGGCATTATAATCACCTCTTTTATTCTTTTTCAATAACAATATCCTGTTCTTGAAGAAATTCTTGAAAATCTTCTGTAGTGCTAAGCACACCCATTCTGTGCAAAATATTCCAAAAGACAGCATCAACTGTAGCTTTATCCATATATGGTTCGGTTGGAAATGCTTCGGGTTCTTTAGAATATGTATACGCAAATAACGCTCTTTCTTTATCTGATGCATTGTATAATAAAGCGTCTGTTTTTTCACGTAAATAATCAGCTGTTTTTGGTGCGAAACTTTCTAAAGAATCATACCATGAATCAATAATAGCTTCATAATCTAATACAGGTGTTGCTATATTAACTCTAATACCTTTCTTTAGTATCATCTTTAATTCCTTTAATCCATAATCATGAATTCTTGCGTATTCCTGTTCTTGTGGTGTTAGTTTTATAAATATTCTATTTCTTTCAAGTGCTTTTTTACGCCCGTACTCTTTAGCGGTTATTGCCTCGCCTGTAAGCATATCAATAACTGTCGCGTTTTTTCGTATTTCTTTAGCTGTCTGTTTTTTCAATCTTTCAATAGAAGCTTGTGTTGGATTTTTAACACGCTTTATTATCTTTACTTGTACACCTTGTTTTTGCTGATTTCTAACACGTGCTAAATACTTATTATATTCTTTATTGTATTGCTGTTGCAAAATAGAGGCTTTTGTGTGTTTCTTTTTTATTCGCTTATTTGCCATGGTTTAATTGCCCTCCTTTTGTACTTTTCTTAACAATAAGCCATGTGGAACACGGGTATACTCAATATAATCCCCCGCATGAATATCTAAGTCTTTGATTGCTTCTTTTGGGAGCATGACACGGGCGGTATAACCACCCGAGCCACTTTTCGTGAACATTACTTTATAACGTAATAACGCATTTGTTAATTTTGCCATATTTTTTCCTCCTTATAAAATATTAAACACTTTCCACGTAAACTCTGAGAAATGTTCCGCTATAAATGATACAGAAGATAAGAACAAATATAATAAAAAGGTTGCCATGATTATGACTGATAAGACCCCTAAGAAAGATGATATTTTTTCTAATTTGGTGTATGTCTCTTTTTCTTCTGTAGGTATTTGTCTTGTTATCCATTCTGTAGGAGTTTCATGCAATGTTTCACGTGAAACATTATCTGAATCGATTTTATGATTTTGAAATGTCTCTATATAGTCTTTATTTCCCTTAGTATCAATGGTATAGGCTTCTCCATCAAAACCCACATAAATGTTTTTATTAGTATACAAATTTTCTACCCAGTAGGGTTCGTCTACAAATAAGGCTATGTAGTTGTTTAGTGAGTTTTCAGTGTGAAAGTCGTGTATTTCTACCCCAAAATCTGTGATATTATGTAATCTGTATTTAATCATTTTTACCTCTCCTTAAAAATCTTGAATAATATCTTGTTCCCCATATATTGTCTATAGAATTTAAAATAACCTCATATTTACTATAGTCTACGTCATTAATTTGTTGACATAATGTTGCTACTCTGCCCCATTGAATATGAAAACTATCTCTAGCATTATCATATAAACCCCCTAACACATCTTTAAAAAATTCAATTAATTCTACACTAATACTTGTACTAAATATATATAATTCATCTTTAATATAAAAACAATAACAAGTATTATCTATTGAAGCCGTAACAATAGAATCTTTAGTGCTATACCTCTGCACTATTGTTAATAAGGATTCGTCTGTGTATAACGCCTCACTTCTAACTATGTGCCCTGTATTAGAATTAATTACAACGACTTTAACTCTATTAATTTCTTCGTTCATTTTTTATACCTCCTTTTTAACATAAAACCATCAACAGTGCTAGACTTCATAATATCACAAAGTTCCTTACCAAAGCTATCCCATATTTTTTCGTCATATTTAATCTTCATTTTTATTCCTCCTTTTCATAGTATCTTTTTTCCCTCCTTATATTTACTAGGTTTCCTTGTTTCTATAATTATAATACCACACGCTTGTTCGTTTGTCAAGTATTTTTTCGTGCTTTTTTAATCAAAAGGGTGTCGTGCTCTCATTGGGAATAACGTAAGCCTTTT